TAAAACAGTAACTGGTATTTTGACATTCAAACTTGGGGATAACAATAATAACCCTGTCTCATTGGAATTTGAAAATTCTGATTTCGATAAAATTGGTACTAAAACTTATCAAATTAATTAAAAGACAAAATAAAAAAGCCACATACCCCAACCGACCAATTGAAATGCTGCTAAGCGAACGGCAGTTTCAAATATTGAGAGATCAAGTCATTAAAGCTGTAACACGTAAATGGCTACGAACTAAAGATTTACCTGGCTACTTGAATATGGCAGATAGCACTATTCGAGAGAATTTACCAAATTTACCGTTTCATATAGTAGGTGGCACCAAGCTTTATGATCCAAACGAGATAGACGAATACATCAGAAATAAATAAATTAGCGTGGGAGCAAATTTATGAGCATAAGAATACCAGTAATTTTAGTGATACCAGTCCTGGTATACATAACAGTTCGAATTAAGAAATATGGTTTCAAAAAGTGGTTAAAAGATTATACAGACTTGTACATGTGAGGTGTGGAAATGGTCAATTATAAAGTAACTAATATCAACGATTTAAACAAAAAAATAAAAAAGGCACAAGCCTTGTCTGAAGAATTGGCGTGTGTCTTAAAAGAAATTAATGAATTTAAAGCTAAAGTCCAAGTTGATGAGAGACGTATTCACTAGTAGCTGATTTTTCCATTTCATTCCAATTAGAAAATTTTGTGTTTAGGGAAACACTTTTATCTAATTGATCACTTGGAATTTTTTCAAAGCTATCATTATCCGTTGCTCCAACAGATTCAAGAAATTCGCTAAAATTGTTGAATTTAGAATTCTTTCTCATAAAAGAATCTGGGTACAAATCATTAGATGATACTTCATTATTACCAGATAATTTTTCAGCATTTTTAGCCATTGAATCAAGATGTTTATTAAGTTCGTCAAAACCGTCCATTTTAAAGCTCATTTAATCACTTCCTTTCTCAAGAAAGATTATAGCAACAAAAGCTAATTACAAAAAGGACATAAAGCGGACATTATTTTAGGAGGCTCAATTCAATGGATGGTTTCGATGAATACATGCGAGACGAACCACAAGAAAAAGTAACACATAACGATCCGAGGGATGTTGAAGAATATGACATCACTGTGGATGACAAATTAACTGGAGATGATTAATTGAATCGAATGAAGGAACTACGCAAGGAAAGGCATCTTAAACAATCTGAGGTTGCCGAAAGAATCGGAGTTGCTACTTCTACATATCAACATTATGAGAATGAATCAAGGTACCCAGATATCTATACGTATCACATGATTGCATATTATTACAATGTTTCAATGGAATATTTATACGGATTTACAAAAGAGAGGAAATGATACAAATGGAAATTAATAAAGATGTAACAGCCGTTGAAGATTCAATCAAGTATTTAGTTAACACTAGCGAATCAGTCGGTTACATGAATGGCTCAATTGATGAATTACTAAGTGAAAGAGCTAACTCAAGCAACTTGGATGATATTGAGGCTTACAACAGTTCAATTGAAAGAATGTCATTACAACTAACCACTTCTAAAGACAATCGAGCTCAGGCTGTTGAGAATGTTAAACAAGCATTTGAGCATTACTACTCATAGGAGGTGTGGATATATGAGCGAACTAGATAAGTTGGTAGAATTGTCAATTCAATTTGGTGAAATGAGAATTTTAGTTAATCATGAGCCGACCAGATGGCATGTACATGAATATTTAAGACTTGCTGGCGAATTGAATAGACAAAAAAAGTCGCTTACCAAAACAACGGCAAACGACAAATTAGCTACTAACTATATTAATTAATAAGGTAATTATACCACGAGAGGGAGAATGAATAAATGGCAACATTATATGAATTAACAGGAAAATACCACCAATTGTTAGATCTCGCAGAAGATACAGACCCAACGCTTTTCAGTGACACGATGGATTCTATTACAGACGCTATCGAGGATAAGGCCGTTGGTTATGCCAAGGTCGATAAAGAGTTGGCTAAAGACGAACAAGCGCTTAGAGATGAAGCACAACGCTTACGTGAAAGAGCTACGTCGATTGATAAAAACCGTAGATATTTGAAACAAAATCTACAGGAAGCTATGGAAGAAACAGATAAAAAGAAAATTAAAACTCCTGAATTTACTATCTATATCCAGAACAATCCAGAATCATTGAAACTAATTGACGAAAGCAAGATTCCAGCATATTTAACTAAGACCGATATTGTTCCCGACAAAACTAGAATCAAACAACTATTAAAGGAAGGAAAAGATGTACCAGGTGCAGAGTTAAGTACCAGTTCATCTTTACGGATTAGATAATGAGAGAGGTTGATTTTAAAGATATTAGCAGAACTAAGAATTGGAGAGTTGCCCTTTACGGAAAACCAGGTGTTGGTAAGACAACAGCCATTAAGTATTTAAAGGGTAAAACATTACATCTTGTGTTTGATGATTCGGGAAAAGTTTTAGGTGGACTAGGGCTTGACGGTAAATCATTGATTATGGATCAAGAACATCCTAGTGAAGAAATTTCTAAAATGCTAGTAAGAGCGCAAAAGGAAGTTAAAAATTACGACAATCTTGTTTTAGATAATATCTCGGCTTTCGAAAAAAACTGGTTCATTGAAGAAGGAAGAAAATCAAAAAATGGCATTTCTAATGAGATTCAAAATTATAATACCTGGACAAACTATTTCATTAGAATGATTAACGCATTTTACGGATTAGATTACAACATCTTGATAACGGCTTGGGAAGTTCAAACTCCCATTACCACTGATTCTGGTCAAACGTTTGAACAATATGGTCCACAGATTAGAGATTCGGTAAGAAATACATTTATGGGGCTAACTGATGTTGTTGGCCGTATGGTTATCAAACCGAATAATGGCGAACGAGGAGTAATTCTTGAAGGAAACGATGGAATCTTTGCTAAAAATCGTTTAGACACACGTAAGGGCTGCAAGATAGAAGATCTATTTAAGTGGGGTGATACAGATGTACAAACTTCACAAGTATCAAACGAAGCTAGTGAATCAAGCAAGACAGAAGCTAAGTAGTGGTAAGAAATCAGTATTGATAGTTTCACCTGCTGGCTCTGGTAAATCAGTTGTAATTGCTGAAATAGCGCGTCTAGCGCTTCTTAAATCTCAAGGACAAGTGATGTTCACAGTTCATCGTAAAGAGCTTGTAGAACAAATAACACAGTCATTTAAAGCTAATGAAGTTGACCTATCACATTGCACAGTCATGACAGTCGGAAAAGTAGCACATAAATTAGGCGAAATTCCTAAACCAACTTTGATTATTTGTGATGAATCACACCACTCACTTGCTAAGACTTACAAGAAAATCTATGACTACTATTCAGATGTACCAAAACTTGGATTTACGGCAAGCCCGTGGAGATTGTCTGGCAAGGGACTTGGAGATGTATATGAAAGTATGGTTGAAGGTCCAACGGTTGAATGGCTGATAGATAACCACTTTCTAGCACCGTATAAATACAAATCAATTACTTTGATTGATCCCAAGAAGTTAAAGAAATCCAGCTCCGGAGATTATTCAAATAAATCAATTGAAGACTCAATGGGAACGGCTTCTATTTTTGGAGATGTTGTTAAAAATTATCGTAAATTTGCTGATGGTCAGCAAGCAATTGTGTATGCCCACAGTATTGAATTCAGTAAGCAAGTAGCAGAGAAATTCAATATGAATGGGATACTAGCAGAACACGTTGACAGTAATACTCCGAAAGCTCAAAGAGAGACGATAATGGGAGATTTTAAGTCTGGAAAGATAAAAATTATTTGCAATGTTGATCTAATCAGTGAGGGATTCAATGTTCCTGATTGTGGAGTAGTTATATTGATGAGACCTACAAAAAGTTTAGTCATAGATATCCAACAATCGATGCGTGGAATGAGATACAAGCCTGGTAAAGTTTCAACAATTATTGACATGGTTGGAAATTATTTGGAGTTTGGAGTTCCAGATACCGATAGAGAATGGTCACTTGATGATTGGAAAAATCAGAGTGAAGTAAAAATAAGTGTTTGCGAGTTTTGTTTTGCAACGTTTGAAACAAAGGAATGGATAAAAGTAGTAGATGAAAATGGCTCAGCTAGAAGAAAGTGTCCATTCTGTGGAAAATTAGCATTGCTAAATGTAA